TCAGCCTCATCAGCCTGCTCATCGTGATCAGCCTCATCAGCCTGCTCATCGTGATCAGCCTCATCATCCTGCTCATCGTGCTCAGCCTCATCATCGTGCTCATCCTCAGTGTTGCCATTATCAGACGTATCTACACCTGGATACACTAGACTAATCATATACATGGAATTTAGTAGAATTGCAAGAAATGAACCAAGGCATGACATATGCATTCCTACTGCATAAGAACCAATGTATACAAGAGTAAGCACGAAATTAATATTAATACCATCTTCCAGAATACTAGTTGCGTCAGGGGTTTGCCTCATGCAGCAACTATATGCCTTAGGATACTCAACTGTGTCTGTCATACTAACCATGCAAGCCTTTTAGGATTTTTGTCGTCAATTTTTACACGGGCACCTAAAAATTTGATTGCCGCTGCCGCAGATAGTAATGTATGGCAGCAGTAACGTATCGTCTTGAGCTTCTAGTGACTGAGCAGGGTAAGCCCTTTTATCCTCCTGTAGGCACTGTTGAGTATCCTTCTCCAGATAATGCAGGATATGACTTGAAGGTTGTAGTAGAGAGGCCTCCTACGACTATTGCAACTCTTACACCTCTGGGTGTCAAGGCACGCATGCTCAAGTATTCTAAGATAGATGAGGATATTACTGTTATTGATGATTCCCATTTTACTCTAGAGCCACGTTCATCCATTTACAAGACGGGATTTATGATGGCAAATGGGCGTGGAATTATTGATTCCTCTTATCGCGGAGAGCTAATGGCTCCTATGCTTAGCGTAGGAACAACTAATACTACAGTTGCACCTGGCACTAGGCTATTTCAGGTGATTGCACCTGCTCTTGGATTTATTAATGAGGTTGCGTATGTGGATTCTCTTCCTACTACAGTGCGGGGCGAGGGTGGCTTTGGAAGTACTGGTTCTAAGTAGAAAGTAGATGGATATCAATCAAAAAGATGGATATGGAACAAAACAACCAAAAGGGTCAGCAACTACGTTATTAGACTTAGTAACACGTGATATACAAGATAATACTCTTTTTCCATTAAATGCAACTGTAACACGATTTACGAGAGATGATACACTACGGACGATTCCAATGGCACCTGTTATGAGAGAATTTACATTCAAGGGTCCAGCAACTCTTGGACAGACATTTATCTTTGAATTAGGTGATATGAATTGTGGAGATTTAATTAGTGGTTTATATATTCAAGTGCAAGTTGCAGATTGGTTATCTGCAATAACTAGAAATAATTTAGTCAGTGGGTCTCTAGTTCCGAATGCACCTCAGGAGTTATGGACATATTGTAACTCATTAGGAACATCTATTTTGGAAGAGGCAACACTGGAAGTAAATGATCAAGTCTTAGAAAAGATTACAGGTGACTCTGTTCACGTGAGTTCTCTACTCTTTCCAGACTTGAATGCGCAAGTTGGGCTGGCAGATACTCTTGGATTCAAGTCAATTGCAGATATCAAGGCGGCAAATGGCCTTTCACCTTTTTTTACCGAGGAGGGGTGGATTACGGTTCCCCTTATGTTTTCTATGTTACGGGAAAAGCTTACTGCAACATTCCCTCTGATTTCGTGCCGTGCTGGAACAATTCGTATTCGAGTAACCCTTAAGAAATATAGTCAGATTGTCAGAGTTTTATCTGGATCTAGAGCTTCATGTGACGATACACCAACTGGAAAGACATTCCAAGTCACTGACACTACACTAACGTTTAATAAGCAAAAAATAATCACTGCTAGTTTATCAAATAAAGATCCAAGATTACAGGCGATTGCAGTAGAGCCTGGATTAAAAAACATTCAGCTTCTAACTCAGGGTGTCTTTGTAGATGGTGCATATCGCGAGATGCTTCTGCGTGATCCCTTTGAACGACCCTTTCGTGAGATTCAACAATTTGATTTCACAGAGCCATTGAAATATGTGGTAAATAAGTCTGGCAATGATATGATAACCGTGCAGCTACCTCTAGAAGCTAATGGACCTGTAGAGGAAATAGTATGGTTCTTACGACGCAAGGCTGCGGTTACCTTGAATAATGATTGGACGAATTACAGTGCAACTCTGGAAAAGGACTATGATCCTACATTTGCACCCTTAGAACCTCTCTTAGTTTCTGCAAAGATTCAGGCAAATGGAATGGATATTATTCAACAGGATGAAACATGGTTTAGATCTCAGATTGCACGGGCTCATAAATCAGGAAAGGTATCATATGATGCCTTTGTCTATGGCTATTCTTTTGCAAAGCATCCAGGCGAGCATAATCCCAGTGGCACTATAAATGCAAGTCGTCTAAACTCATTGCGTTTAACCTTGAATGTCAAGCCCCCTGGAGGAGCTTCTGATACAGAGTGGGAGGTGCACGTATTTGTTTATGCAATTCAATGGGTTCGCTTTGGCAATGGCATCTGTAACAAGGTATTTATAGATTAATACTTAGAAGGGGTAATCTGCGCATCAATTGGCACTATCTTGTCCTCAAGGTATGCTTTAGGAGGACTCTCTGTCTGAATTAGGCAGGTATTACCCTCATAGTCATAATGGAGCTCAAAATGTTTACCATCTTTTATGTAAACCTCAGTATATCTCACGCCATCACCAGAACCAGATGTCCATGATGTATCAAAGATACCCATATAGCGCTTATCTGTCTCCTTAGCAAAGTAGCGATGATTACCCTTGCCACCCCACGGGGCAGTAATATCATTATCCCAGAAGCTTTTAGTGGCTAAAATAGCATAGTAATGCTTACCCTTGGTCGGCGTAACGTGAAACACTTCAATCTCAGCCATTTAGATATTAGTATCTAATATCCAAATGGCTTTAACTATATAAATACAGTTCGAAAAATAAAAAATTTGAATTAGTGGGTCCGCTTTGGTAATGGCATTTGTAACAAGGTATTTATAGATTAATTTCACTGATTCTCAATGCCCATTGCCTTCAGATGACCCGTGACATCCAGAATCGTAGCTCCGCTGCGAACATTATTATGTGGCTTCCAGTGGGCAGATACAATATATACCTTCTGACCAGCAGGAACTGCGATTGTCCCTACCGAATTCTCTGGGACTTCAAGGAAATTCTGGGCACTACTTGCAGAACTCGCACCCTGGTGAATAACATTATACGTTACAAGAAGCACACGAGCACCACTAGGATTAGGAAGAACACATTGGGCATGAGTATTCTGACCTGGAATATAAAGAGAACTAAGTGTCATAGCCGAAGCGAAGATAGAGATCGACCGAGCAGGCTTCGTCGCAAGAGATCGGATATCTGCGAGTTGAGAATTCTGAGCTGAAATCTGAGACGAAATCTGTCCGAGCTGTGCCTTAAGCTGCTCAATACCACTATTCCAAGGGGAGGTAGAAAGGCTGGCAATCTTACTCTGAAGACTATCCAATCCATAAGAAGGAGGCGGGGTTTGGATGGTAGATGATAGCTGACTAGAAAGCGTTGAAACAACGTGTCGTAGCTCCTCAACCTCTGCGAGCATTCGCTCCTCCAGGGGTCTCCCCTTCAGAGAGGCAACTTGCTCAGAAACTGCCTTCTCAAATGCCTCCTGCTCTGCTAGACGACGGGCCTCTCTCTCAGCCTCTTCTGCACGCAGGCGCGCCTGAATCTGCTCCGCCTCACGGCGAACACGGTCCTCGCGCTGAGCCTCAATCAGGCGAAGCTTCTCAGTCTCACGTTGCTGCTGAGCCTTAAGAGCTGTTGCACGCGCAGCATTCTGCTCCTCAGAAACGCGACGACGGGCCTCAAGCTGAACGGCAGTCTCAGAAATAAATGATGACATATTGGTGTACTTAACAACGAAATAAATACGTAATCAATTTTTTCGAAGAAAATTGCCATGTATATATGCAAGCAACACGCCAAATATTACATAAACAAAAAGAGTAAAGAGGATTAGATGGTGGCGAGCTTACTAAAAATCATATCTACAGGAATCCAAGATGAACGATTACAGCCTCCGAAGGGGCAGCCATGTATTGATTCTTTAGTATCAGTTATGGTAAAGGCAGGTAGATTTGGAACAGCGTGGGCAAGAATCGAGTTTGATACTAAACCAGACTTTGGTAAGATTGCCCTTGCACGCCTTCCAGTTCAAGGTGAGATTATTGCCAGGGTATTTCTAGTTGTTCAGATGCCAGATATTCAGACGCCGCAGCTTAGAGCTCAAACCACTAGAGTAAATGGTCAAACGCCTACATTTATAGGGCCTCATTTTGGCTGGACAAACTCCCTTGGACACAATTTAATTAATGAGGCTCAATTGCATATTGGAGGTGTTCTCTCAGATACAATTCCAGGACAACTCATGGAAATCTTAGATGAATTTCAAACACCCCTAGAAAAGACAGTAGAATCTAATAGGCAACTCTTACGTAAGGATAATGGATTCACAGATACATCTTTTGGCAATACATCTACTTCCGAACAGGTGGTTGTTAATCTTCCCTTTTGGTTTTCGAGAGGAGATCCAGGATGTTTCCTACCGATTGATGCACTGAATATAGATGAAGTTCGTATTACTCTAAATTTCAACGCTATAAATAACTTATTCTATACCCAGTCAAGACAGGTTGATTCAAGCGGCAAACCGATCCAAACTAATGCGGCAGCAGGTTCTCTATTGCCTATGCTAGGGTCTAAGTTTTACTATGCAGACGCATCTGGCACGGTGGTGCCAGGCTTGGAACCAGTGCGATCACCTGGACAGAAAGTCAGTGCATATCCCGCTTCAGTAAATATGCCTTCTCAATTAACTATGTCAGATGCATATTTACTGGTAGAGTATATTTATCTGGATAAGGCAGAGGCAAATAGGTTTCGCATAGCAGATATTCAGGTCCCAGTGGTTCAACACTATACCTTTGATCCAGTGGATACTCAGAATACTCCTTATTCTAGGATTCCGCTTACTATTCCAAATCCTACCCGTGACATCTTCTTTTTTTGTCAGAATTATTATGCTCCAGGGTATAATGCCCACTTCCTTGCTACGCGTGACTTGAGTAATTCACTTACACCCTTTGCACCATGGTGGCCCGATGCAAGCGGATTAGATGAGAGACTTTATGGAACATTGCGTCCCGCCTTTTCAACAAGGAATTCTGAGCCACTGAGATGGCTTTCCTTAGAATATTCTGAAATTTTAACACGGTATAGCACTGAGAACGTTGCTCTATTCAGAACATTTTTTCCATCATTGGAGCAGAGGAAGGCTCCGTGGGTGAATAGATATTTCTATAATATACCATTTGGTCTGCAGAATGGATTTACTCCGTTTTCAATGCCAATGGGCGAGGCAAACCTTGATAAGATTCTAAAGCTTCAGATATCTCTAGGGTTTCATGGGTTAACTGGTGCACTAACTGATGATCGTGTGAATAGATATATTGTCAGATGTTATGCTGAGACCTACAATATTCTGCGTATTTATGGAGGCCGTGGTGGAATGATGTTTGCGTATTAAAGTAGCCTTCCGACATAGTTTCACTCTTGTATCTTACACGTATAAATTATATGCGTAAGATAGATGAATACCGCATTTGCAGGAAATCAAGTAGGCAGCTTTGTTTCTCTAGACATAAAAAATAGTTATCCTGTAGGCGATTTAGCACAATTAGGGCCTTATTATAATTATCCTCAAGGATACATAAGTAACCAGATAAACTATACCGCAAATCAGGCTGATATTATTTCACAAGATAATGCGGCATATGCTAAACAGAATTTAGAATTAGAAAAATCTGGAACTCTTCTACCTACTTCTTCTAGTGCAGTATCTGCAGAATCTATATATATTAATGGGGCGAAAAAGATTAATTATCTTAATCAAAATGCAGCAACTATTGCGAATATAGAATATCTAAATGCGTATGCAATTGAAAAATCAGCTAGAGATGCATCTTATTCTGCATTTCTAACTACTGAGGCTTCGCAGATCCGTCTTGATAGGATAAGCACGCTAAACACAGTAATGCAGTTAGCAAATACTCCTATAACTATTAATCCATTAAATATGCTGTATCCTTCTACTATTTCAGGTATGGTTGATACCATGGAACAAGCATCACAAGAAGATCTTATGGATGCATCTGGAAATGTGCAAGATTATATAACAAATACCCAAACATTATTAAATAATGCAATAATAAAATCCACATCAGTTACATCAAATAAAATGCTAGTAGCAGCATTTAATGCACTAGTTAAGGCTGTTGCAGAGGCAGTGTCATTTCCCTTATTAGAAATTGCAGGTAAAGAAAGTCTAGTTACTCAAAATGTTCCAAGTATTACTCTTACAGTAGGAACACAGCTAGCAAATCAAGCCCATGCATTTGTTACTGCTCTTATTAATAATAATGTTACTACACAGATTTCTGCTGCAAATTCTTATGCAAACCTCCTTGATTCCATTGCGAGGTCTAATAATGTAAACATGTATAAACGTGAAAAGATTCAGAATAATCTAAAAAGGATAGCTGCAAGCAGTAATCTAAATTCTACTTACACCGAACTTACACAAAAAATTACAGCAGCCGCTGCAAATGCTGCTGCTGTAGAACGATTAAGAATTGCAGTATTAACTGATGCATCTGGTTATACTATTTCACCACAGTCAGCTATAGAAGCAATTGCCGCGGCTGCTGCTGCAATCTCACCAACTGACGCAAGGATCTTAGCTTTAAATGCAGATCAATCGGCTGATAATGCAAGGGAAGTATCAACTGCGATGGAAAATCTAAATATCGCGTATAACAATGCTATTACGAAAGAACCAATTATTCTTACAACTGCATCAGAATCATTATCACTTATCGAATCAATCTTAGCAGTTATAAATAATGTTACTAGAAATACTTCTGCGCATTCTGCTGTTACGATAACAAGAAGAGCTTCAAATGTAATGCAAGGAATTCTGAAGACAGCAATAGACACTCAAGAGAGAACAATGAAATCAGTTGCGGATGCACTCTCAGTATTAAATCTATTAAATATTGCATATACTATTACACCTGGTATTACTGATACTGCTGAAATACAGCGTAAATTATGGGCAATCAATGCAGCAACTGCTAGGGCAAAGGAAGTTGCAGACGAATTAAAACAGCGAGTCCTTTTATTAAATAGAACTGCGCATAATCTAGTAACACCTGAGAAACTAGCAGTTCAGACAGCTTCTGCTAATGCAAATTCCTTTATTAATGCAAACAATACATCTAAGCTTAATAGAGCTTCTAGAAATGTATACATTGGGCCTCCTGCTGCATATACAGGATTCAAGGCAGAATACCGTGCAAATTTACCAGTTGCTGTTAGACCAAGCCTTGATGAACTTGTATACCTCAATAGAATACAGTCATATAGAGTCGATTCTCTAAGGACCGTATCTGCTGTAGATATAAAGGTTGCCAAAGATGTTCAAAAGATGATAGATGGCAGCGCATTCTCATACAGACAACAATAAGGCTGCATAAAAAATTGATTCCATCGTAGCGGTGTATGATAGCATACCGGTATAATGGCTTACTCTGATACTTCTGTTACTATTCACCTTGTGAAGAACCTGGCAAACGAGAAGCTGGATGACACGGTGCGTATTGTAAAGAATCTTGAGGACAGCGTGTTTGAGCTGACCTTTAAGGATAATGGCGACCCTGTTACGCACAAGGCGTATGAGATGACTCGCGACAATCTCTGCGATTATGTCTATTTCCTTCTCAAGAATCTTTCCATGGATGAGGATGGTTACCAGAGCGTTCAGCTATCTCTGCCTGCAATGCCTCGTATGATTGTCAGTGCATCTAAGCTACAGGATACCTATTATAGGGAGCATTTCCTAGAGCTTATTGAGAATAGCCTGAGTATGCTTGACAAGGTTGAGAAGCTGAGTATTAAGAAGCCAGTCGAGAAGAAGCAGAGTTCATATGATGCATGTAGTCGCAATAATTGCGATGTTCATACTAGCCGTGGCTGCTGTGAGCTTAAGATGAATAGTAGGGATTCTTGGCCTGACCTTCCTAAGTCCCCTGTTCACAGCTATTTTCAGTAATTACTCTCAAGTAGAAAGAGTATTAAATTTAAAAATGTGATATTTTCTTGTAGGTTTATGACTAATAAGAGCAGGATTCATTAGTAGTAATAAGTAATAAAATATTTAGGTGAGAAGTGCAATAAATATAAAATGAA